CGAGCAGAACCGCGACGAGATACGCCGCACCCTCCAGGCCGACAACCTCTGGACCGACTCCCTCGCCCTCGACCTCGACGAACTCGCCCAGCAGAAGACCTTCATCGACCGCCTGACCGAACAAATGTCAGCCCCCGGCTATCAAGACACTTTTACCATCCCCCGCAAGGACGGCACCATGATGCCCACCCTCAACCCCCTCCACGAATACCGCGACAAGGCCGTGGCGAAGTTCCAGCAGGGCATGGAGAGGATAAGACAGGAGGCTTTCAAAAGAAAGCTACAGCAGCAGCAGTTTAAATAAAGAAAAATCCTAAAATATCTTAATTTATTGCCCGATTGTTTGGAACATTAAAAGAATTTTTCTTATCTTTGCACCGTTCAAATATGTGTGCGGCAGAAGATGTCGCTTAACCAAGCGGCAATTTTTTTGCCTCATAGGTAAGGAAATACTGGCAGTAACCGCGTGGCGTAGTGGAAACACCGCCAAGGCTTCGCACACATAGAGCCTGAACAGCGCGTAGTGCTGCCATTTTAATTTTAATGTTCAAACAATTATGTGTAATGATTCAACAATGAAGAAGATTAAGGAGTGCAACGCCGCCCATCTTCTGCTGACCAAGTTCGTGGAACGCGAGGCCGACGACATCGCAAGTGCATTGGAGCCGATTATCCTCATGTACTTCGACATCACCTACGACGGATTGGAGAAAAGTATGAGTGTGGTCAATCAGACATTCGCAAGCGTAGCCTTGCAACTCATCAGCCACAACAGCTGCCTTGACCCCGAAGACCCCGACAACATGACGCTGCCAGTAGGTGCCAAGGAAATGCAAGAGACGCTTTGCGAACTCTCCAAGTTCATCCATGCCATGCGCACCCTGCTGTTTATGCTTTACGACAAGCACCGCGACGACCCAGCCGTGAAGCTGGCAGACGAGACATTCTCAAAGTACGACGCTCAAATGTAAGACTATGGAAGAGATTTGGAAGGACATCGAAGGCTTTGAAGGCCTGTATCAAGTGAGCAACTTTGGGCGAGTGAAGAAACTCGCCCAAGTATCGCGCCGACTGAACAGGTGGGGAACCATCACGGAGTACCACCAAGCGGAGAAGATATTGACACCTGCTTTCGACGGTCGGAAACATTATCTGTTCGTAGGACTGAACAAAGGCGAACAAAGAACCCTCCGCAATATCCATCGGTTGGTGGCAGAGGCATTCGTGCCGAACCCTCACAACTATGAATATGTAAACCATAAGGACGAGGACAAGCTAAACAATCTGGCTGACAATCTCGAATGGTGCACCCACAAATACAATATGCACTACGGGAAGAACAAACGGAGTAAGCGGGTCGCCCAGATGGATATGCAAGGGAATGTGATAGCGGAATTTGAAAGCACGAGGGACGCTGCCAAAGTGATGGGAGTTGACCACGTTTCAATCGCTGCCGCATGTCGTGGTAAAACTAAAATCATACGCGGTTATCGTTGGAAATACATTGATTAAGATATGCAAGATTTTGAAGACTATTGGAAGAACAAAGCGCAGTGCCTCTCGGATATTCGGGAGGCACTGCCTCGTTATGCGGACAGGCTGAACGAGTGCGACGAGCGTTTGATGATTTACATCGAAGATGCAATCAGCAACGATGCGAGCCATTCAAATTTCTATGAGCTTTTGGGCATCCGCAAGGAAATGCGTCTGATGGACTCCTACGACCTCGACCCCGAAAGGGTGAAGCGGTCGCTGCGAGCCATCGAGGGACAGTGGAAGAACGGGCGACACGTGAAGGGCGGACTGAAGTTCTCAACCCCTCGCGGAGCGATGCACGTCCGACTGATGCCGTTCCAGGCATGGCTCATCTTCGAGATTTACGCCTTCAAGGTGGACGTGCCGATGGAGCGCACCTACTACGAGGGCGACATGCTGCTGCCAACGGAATGGGTGAAGGACGGCGAGGTGTGGGACACGCGCCGACTCACTCAAGAGGCGCACTGGTTCCTGACTCGTAAGAGCGGAAAGACAGAGCTGGGCGGCGCGGTCGATTTCACCGAGGTGGGATTCCTGGGCGACGTGAACGGGCAGGCACTCATCTGCACCAACAGCAGCGAACAGAGCCAAATCGCCTACAAAGCCATCCGCGAGTTTGCCATGCAAGTCGATCCCACGTGCTCGAACCGCATGGGCGGCAAATACTTCCGCATGACCCGCAACGGACTGAACTGGCAACCGGGACACCCGATGAAGGGCGAAATCAAGTGCATGGCGGCGGGCAAGACCTCGAAGGACGGACTCTACGCCTCGGTCGTACATGCCGACGAGCACGGTCAGGCGAGCTACGTCAACGCCCACTCCGACATGCAAGCGGCAGTCGATACCTGTTGGGGCTCAACCGGTCCGCGTCGTGAAAAACTGCTGCTCCACACCACCACGGCCGGCCGCATCAAGGAAGGCCCCTACAAGACCAAGATTGAGCAGGTGGAGGCATCGCTGCTGGGCGAGATGCAATACCCCCTCGGCCAACGCATCCGCACCTCCGACGACTACTGGTGCGCCTTCCTGCTCCAGCTCGACAAGCCAGAGATAACCGACGACCTGACGAAGCTCGACAACCCCGAACTCTTCAAGAAGGTGAACCGCTCGATAGGCACCACCGTCCAGCCCACCTACTACCGCGAGCGACTGCACGAGGCGGCAACAGGAACGGAAGACACCAAGCAGGAGGTGCTGACGAAGGACTTTAATATGTGGCAGACTGGCCGCATCCAGAAGTGGATCACCAGCGACCGCATACGCTTGCTACAGAAGACCGAGGGCAGGCGCATCGACGATTGCCAGTTTATCGACGAGCAGGGCCGCGAGCGGTGGCACGTGTTCTGTGGCATGGACTTCTCCAGCGGTGACGACCTCTTCGCGCTCACCTATATGGCCGTCGATTGGTTGCCGTCGAACACGATGCAGGGCCGTTTCTTCGTAGATACCGACTGCTGGGTGCTGGAAAAGACGATGAAGGAGAGCCCGAACCGACCAATGTACGAGGAATGGGTGCGCCAAGGGTGGTTGCACGTCTGCCCCGGTGAGGTGTTCGACTCCACCTACGCCATCAACCGCATCGCGGAGCTGGTGGAGAAGGGCATCAACATCTACCACTTCGGCTACGACCCTGCCCAGAGCGTCACGCCTATCAACAACCTGAAGGCATGGTTGCAAACCCTCTTCCAGAAGCGCGGTTCGATGTCGTCGAAGGACATTGCCGAAATGATTCAGCGCATGGTGATACCCGTCAGTCAGACATCTATGACTCAAAACCCCCGCATCGGCGAAATGGAAGAAAAGATGCTGGGGAGGGAAGAATGGATGCACTTCAGCGACAATCCACTCTGGCCCTGGTGTTTTGGCAATTCAGCCGTGGAGAGCAAGGGTGATCCACCCATCAGGAGAATAGTGAAGGGCAACGGACATCTTGGGAAGATAGACCCGATACACGGCTTGCTCGATGCGCTGTATTGCTTTGATTTGAGTGAGGGAAGAATAGAGAGGTGATTGACCATTGACCATTGAACATTATGAAAATAAAATATATTTATGGCTTGTTGCAAGAGGTCGAAGTTGAAAGCGATTTCATTCCTCTTGTAGGTGACGGTGTATCACTCATGGGTTGCTTAGGCGTACCTTACGACATACAAGCAACAACAATGTATGTAACGTCTCGCACCTTTAGTTGTCAGTTTAATACAGTGTTAATTTCACTTCAAAAGAAAAAATTAGAATTATAGAATTAAATAAAAGGAACTATGAGTTATTGCAAGAAGAAAGGGATTGAGCCGACGGCGTGCTACTGTTTGGCTTGTGAGTATTGTCTGCCACCATCCGAGCGCATCGGTGGCAGGATGTGTGAGAACGAAGTAATTGATAAGGAGGACTGACGTATGGCAAAAGACAACAGACCAAAGGATAAGATGCGACTCACGATTGAGTTGGCAGACAACGGAATCATCTTGAGAAATCCTGAATATGAAGACGAGGTGACGCTGGCACTCGCCAAGGGTGTGAAAAAAGAAGATGGCTATGGCTATAACATCGACCATTCGGAAGAGTACACGGCCATCGGGCGAAAGATTTACAACTGGCTCAAGGTTGCATTCCAGGAACATTCGGACTATTGGATTAGTACCGGTGCGGAACTGGACATCACGGCGACCATCAACGGGCGGGAGAGTTAACCATGATAGTTGATAGCATGACCCACTTTGAGGTGTACGAAGAACTGGCGCGAGACCGCGAAAGCGTGACGCGCTGGTGGCATCATCAACTGGAGGCGCAACGGAGACGCGCATTGAAATGCGAGCGGTTTCCGCTGCGCCTTTGGTTCGAGTACACCTCGACGCGCAAAAACAAGTACCTGTTCTTTACGCGGATTTTTGACAAGAAGATGCGGAGTATCTTGACGGGCATCGTTGCATTGAGGCACACGAAAGACGGGATTTCCGCATACACCACGTGGCTGTCGCATCAGGAGCTCATCGCCCCGATGGTGCTCACGCCACACATGTTCAAGCAGTATGCCGCACGCGGCAAGGTGGAGAAGAACGGCAAGGAGTTGGTGATACACTATTTCGAGAATAACCACCACGGCAAGGACTCTCACAACCAGAAGGTGGTGGGGCGGTCGGTGCGGTGGAACGGCGATGAGCATCTTTCGTGCTGCGTGCCCGATGGCGTGCTGCTCGGTCAGCAATACGGGCGGCTGTTCGTCGTCCGCACGTTCATCACTTACGACATGTGTACGGGCTTGCAGCAGCGAGAGTTCAGCGCATGCAAGCAGGAGATACTCACCGACCGCGAGATGTACGAGCAGGCCCGCCGATATTACAAGGGGTAAACCCGTGCGGCGTTTGCGCGGAATAATTGCAAGCGGGAAACACCCGCCCAAGTAAGTATTAACGCCTAAATTTTTACACTATGGCAAAAAGAAAAAACACGAAGGCCGACAAGCCTCAGTATCATGGTTGCGTGACGTTTGACGGCAACCTGAAAGTAACAATCAACGGACAAGAGAAGACATTGCGCACAGACCTTGGAGGCATGATGCTCAGGAAGGCAGACGCCAACAAGGAACTGATTGTGCTGACCAGCGACCACGTTGGCTACAACGAGATTGACACCGGCTACATCGTCAGGGCAAAGACCTACGACGACGGCAACCCGCCGTATTTCGGGTTGAAGGACGACCCCGATGCCGTTAGCTGGGGATGCTTCAACTATCGTGACGTCATCGCATGGGGATATGCCGACGGCGGACTCAATGACCCGACGCTGTTCTACTCCTGCCAGAGCACCGTGGAAGAGGAATCCGACCGCGAGAGGCGACGCGCCGAGAAGGGCATGAAGACGCATGCCGAGCGAATGGCTGAACTGGAGGATGAGATTAGGATTGAGCCTGACGACTTCTCCGACACGGCAAACCGCCGCTGCGTGAAGTTCAAGTTGACCGACGACGAAATCATCTACAATGCGCTGATGGGTAAGGACGAGATGCTAAAGGACGGTGGGACGCCTCTGATGCACGCCTGTGCAAAGGCATTCAACGACTTCCGCAAGGATCACCCAGAGGTGACGGAGATGCACTTCTATACTGACGAACTGCTGAGTGTTGAAAGATGAATTAATAGGGCAATCGGCGACGGTTGCCATTCGTCATTTAAAATGTAAACTCATGGAAAAGACAAAAGATGCCGTGAAGCGGCAACTGAAAGAACAATGGGAGAAGGCGTGCAATGGCTACATCGTGGAGTTGTTGCGCATGTGGGAACTCGACGGATACTACGGCTCTTGGATTGCAGAAGAGGTGGGCGGCGTGTTCGACTACGGCGGTTCGTTCACCATCGGCATGGATGACATCATCTACTGCGTGGAGAATGACGTGACCGAGAGTCAGTACATGGAGTGGCAGGAATACATCATCGAAGCGCATGAGTTCGGCTTTGATAAGCCCAACCTGAAGGCATGGATGCACAATTGCCCGCGAGTGACGAAAGAGACGTTCGACAAGCTGCGGGCATTGAAGGCAGAACTCAACAAGGCGATAGACGAGGAGAAGGAGAGGGTGAAAGGAACGTAAAAAGCAAAAGTATTATGGCTAAATTATATGGTATAACGAAAACATTTATTACGCCGCACGTCATCGGATACGGTAAGAGGTGTATTGTATGGAATTGTTATTTTTATCGCAAGGATGGCCGCAGGCGGTTTAGGATGTATTTCTACAAGATAGACACGCCAAAGGTTTTATTTCACATGGTACACAACAGTGACAGGTTTTGGTTCATCGGATACCTGAGCGCAAGCAGGGAAGAAATTGAAACTGATTAAGACATAAGGAACTATGGAACGACCCGAAAGATTGCCGCTCGATTACAGAATTGAGCATAACAAGCGAATAGAGGCTGAGCGCAAGGCGTGGCATCGGCGCAAGCGCGAGGAAAGCGACGAGTACCGCGAAGCCTACGAGTTTATGGAATTGCAACAGAAACGCATAGGCGACCAAATGGCGAAGGTGTTTCAGAGCATGAACACCGTGACAAACCAAATGGTGCAAGGAACGGGGCCACAGCCGTTGAAGCAGGAGCCAGAGCTGGCATTGCCACAACCTTTACAACAGGAGCCCGACATCTTTGGCACCATCACCAGTCCGCTCAGTCTTGCTGTTGGCATAGATCTTATTATGTCTTTTGTATCGCCAGAAGAAATTCAAAAGGCACTTCGGCGCATGGCATTATGCAAGGAGATATTCGATGCCGACCAGGAATTTATGAGTCGTATGTATCCAATTTATGGACGGGAATTAATATTATGTGCAGAAACTACCGAGAACTGACATCGCAAGAGATAGGCGAGATAGAAAGGCTGTATCCCGTCACCCCAAACAGGGAGATAGCGAGGCGGTACGACATCAGCGTTGACGCGCTGCAAGACTATATCGCCTATCCGCGTGGCTGGCAGAAAGACCGCAAGGCCGTGCTCATCGGCAACAGGAACGGAAAGACACTGACCGACAGGCAGGTGCAATGGATTGTCAATCACTACCGCAACACCAAGAACGACGACATCATGGCGAAGTTCGGCATCGGCGAGAGCACCTTGCACCGAGTTGCCCGCAAGTATGGCCTGACGAAGACCCGACAGTACATGAAGAAGGTGCAACGGAATGCCACCCAGCACGCCCACGAAGCCTGCCGACGATACGGCATCTACGAGGAGACTGCCGTCCGCATGAAGCAGGAGGCGGAAGAACGCAAGGCGCGAGGCGAGCGCATCCCCGGTTCGTTCATGCCAGGACAGAGCAACAGAGACCGTATGAGCAAGAAGCGGTTCAAGGATTTGTACGAGAAGTTGGGAGAAAAGCGACGCGAGACCATCCGCAAGGAACGTATCAGGATGCACTGGGGATTGCCACAGAAGACACGGCTGAACCTGAACTACAACGGCTACACGCCGCAAGACCGCAAGCGAAGCGTACACCGCACCATCTTCCGCAAGGCCGGCTACATCGTTGAGTATGGCGACAACGTGGTGTATTACGACGACAGCACCGAGCGACACCCCAAGATGGAGGCCAATGCCCACAAGTGGGGATTGCGGGTGGAACCATTGACAACCGCTCACGTAACGTAAAAAATAATTTCACGTAACGTGAATTTAAAATTAACGTAACGTAAAAATAAAATTGACGTAACGAAAAAACAAATAATATGATGACAAACCCAAACGAACCGTGGCTTGACACGGATTATGACCCCTACGATGGGATGAGCGACCACGAGAGAATGCGAGCAGGCTGCTTGCATTTCATCATCTTCATTGCCAGCATGATGGTAATGCTCGTAATAGCCGCTCTATGCAACAGTTGCACCACTACAAAGTACGTGGAGGTGGAGAGGACGAAGACAGACACCTGCTACGTCGCGCAGAAGCAGCGCGACAGCATCTACATCGAGAAGTATCGTCACGACAGCGTGTTCATTCAGCAACGCGGCGACACCGTATTTTTTTATAAATGGCTGACCGTCTATCAAGACCAATGGCGTGACAGGGTGATACACGACAGCATCTACCTGTCAAAGACCGACACGCTGAACATCGAGACGATAGAGGTGAGGGAAAAACCGCTGTCACTATGGCAGCGCGTGCGGATGGCCACCGGCACCGTCGCATTGTTTCTCGTCGGCATCGGGATAGCGATATATTTCATACGAAGAATTTTCAGGGAATGAGGACATGAGAAAGGAAAAAGTATATATATCCGGCAAGATCAGCGGAGTGGAGCGCAAGGAATATCTCGCCCGCTTCGCCAAGGCGGAGGAACTGGTGAGGGCAAAGGGCTACAAGACCGTCAACCCCACGCGTTTTCTCGTGTGCCGCTGGCGGTGGCTCTACCGCGTCATGGGCTATGAGCTCACCATCCTGTACGACCTGTGGCGGCTGTGGCAATGCGACCGCATCTACCTCATACCCGGTTGGATGGAGAGCCGAGGCGCAAGGATGGAGTCGTTCACCGCCTACGTGATGCGCATTCGCCGTCTGCCTCAGAATATCAAGGAGGACATCGACAAGCACATGGCAAAATGGATGTCCGATAACGGCTTCCCAGTCCTGACGAAAGAGGAATACAAAAGGCTGGAAGAAAAGATGAGGAAATAATTATTATTAAGCGGTTGAAGCCCTACCCACTTCAGCCGCTTTTCTTTTGGGTAAACCTTGACACCGTTTGCAGACGGTTAGTAAAATTCAATACGTTTGCAAATGGAAAAAATCTTTGGATGGTTCGCCCTAACCATAGGGGGCATATCGGGGTGGGTGATAGGCAAGTTCTCGCCAGCCTTCCCGCTGATAATCATCGCCACGCTGTTCGTGTTGTACGACGCGTGGAGTGCCTACGAGCTCGACAAGCGTGTGCATCTGATGTACCCGGAAAAGAAGCGGAAGGAGGCAAAGTTCATGTCGTACAAGTTCCGTCAGGTCATCCCGACGCTGATAGAACGGTTTGTCATCATCATCCTTGCCTACTGCGTGGAGCGATGGGTGTTCGTACATATCGACGTGCCCGTGTCGTATATCGCCGCAGGCGTGGTGTGTGCGGAGCAAATGCTTTCGATTGCTGAGAACAAGGCATCGTGCCGACTGCCAGGCGACAAGCACGCCCGCATCTGGAAGATGCTGGCAAAGGTGCTCATCGACAAGACAGCGAGGCACTTTGATACAGACGCTTCAATCCTGGAGGAAGACTTACAGAAGATTGAGACGGGGACAACGGACATCGAACCCATAAACGGCGACGAGCTATGAAATCGAGCAGGAGACTGATTGATGCCATCAAGCGGTTCGAGGCGTGCCGGCTCACGGCATACCAGGACAGCGTGGGCGTGTGGACCATCGGCTACGGCCACACCAAGGGCGTGAAGCGCGGCGACAAGATCACACAGCAGCAGGCCGACGAATACCTGCGTGCCGACCTCACCACATACGAGGCGGCTGCGAACCAGTGCAAGCGGCTCGACACGCAGGGAAAGTTCGACGCTGCTGTCGATTTCATGTTCAACTGCGGCGTGAAGGCTTTCAACGGTTCCACGCTGAAGAAATACATTGAGCAGGGCCGCAAGACCTACGAGATACAAGAGCAGTTCCTTCGCTGGGTGAACGCCGGCGGCAAGAAGCTCGGAGGGCTCGTGAGCCGTCGCATCTGGGAGGCGGCTACATTCAACGAATGATAGAGAATCGTGATAACTTCATTTTATTAGGTTAAGAGAGATTACAAGAAAGACGGGCGACGGCGGTTGCCTCATAACGGGGAAGGCGGGAGTCATCCCCGTTTTTTTGTTCGCGGTAAACCTACCGGCCATTTTTTTACAACAAGTAAACAAGATGTAAAAAAATGGCAATCATCACAATTGAAGACGTTAAGCGCAATGCGCGAATTGAGCATCCCATGGAGGATGACCTAATAGACATGTATGCCAAGACCGCCGAGGCGATAACGCTGGAGTACATCAGGCGGACCGAGGAGGAATTGGAGGACAGGTGGGGATGCGTGCCCGCACCAATCAAGCAGGCGTGCGTCATGATGGCTACGGCATGGTATGACAACCGGCAGCCGCTCGGCAATATACAGATGCACTCCATCCCCTACACCTACGAGTTTTTGCTCAAGCCATACATGAAACTCGCAGAGTAAACCTGCGAGCGTGTTATGCGAGAAAATTGCAAGCGGAAAGTCCGTTTGTGTCGGTATAAACTTTTTAAAACATTAAAAAAATGCCAACAGAAATCATCCAGTTGCCATCTGGACAAAATGGCAATCAAAACGGAGGCACGACATTCCTCCCGGTAGCTAACGGTGGCGGTATCTTCGGCAACAATGGCCAGACGAGCCTGACGGACATCCTCGGATTTGCAGTCATCGCCAGCATTTTCCCTAATATCTTTGGCAACGGCTACGGCAACCGTGGCAACGGTTGCGGTTGCGGATGCCCGGCAGTTGACACCCAGCTTGCTCTGCAAGCAGTGACGGCACAGGGCGACGCCAGCCGTTCAGCCATCCAGAACCTCGCCTCGGCGATGGGGCAGAACTACTCGACCGTACTGCCCGCCATCCAGGGTGTACAGAACACGCTCGCCGCTCTCGCATCAGCCAACGGCATGGGCTTCCTGAACGTCATCAACGCACTCCAGCAAGGAGATTGCAACCTCTCTTCTCAGCTCGCTCAGTGCTGCTGCGACAATCGTCTGCTGACCACCACGCAGGGTTATGAGAACCAGCTTCGCTTGGAGGCTCATACCAACGCATTGAACACAAGCATCAACGCACAGGGTCAGCGTCAGGTTGATGCCATCGCCGACCTGAAGACGACGATGATCAAGGAATTCTGCGATGCCCGCGAGCGAGACATGCAAGCCATCATCGACAAGCAGGCCGATGAGATTGGTCAGCTGCGCAATAAGGACAACATCTCTGCACAGACCAACCAGATTCTCGGTTACGTGAACCAGGTGCTCGCGCCCATCCAGAACGGATTGAAGGAGATTCAGGACAAGATGCCCAACACCGTACCCGTGCAATATCCAAACTTGCAAGTGGTGAATGCCACTCCATACGTGAACGGCGGCTACTACGGACAGACACCATTCTACGGAGGTTTCTAAGAAAGGAGGCTCTACGATGATGGGAATTAACGTACCAAACCAAGTGCCGTTCGCCAATGGCAACATCCCGTATCTCGAAGTGACGAACATCACCGTCGGGACTGCGGCTGTTGACTTGGCTATGGGCTATCGTCGCGTACCGGCAACGGGCATCCTGCTCATTCGCATTCCGCAGGCAATACCTGCGGGAACGACAGAGACTTTGCCCGTGACGCTGACGCTCAACGGCAACACCCGCCAGCTGACATTCTTCGGCGGTGAGAACGTCACCGTGGCCGACGTGACTGGCACTGGCGTTTTGCAAGTGTTCAACGACAAGTACAACGGCATCCTTCAGCTGCTGAGCACACCCGCTCCAGCAACGACTTAAAACATTAAACATTAAACATTAACAATTAAAAGGAACTATGACTAAGGATTTCAATTCTATTCAGAACGGTGCCTCATTCTACGTGATCAGCACCAACGGCGGGCTGAATGTGTCCGTCGGTACAGTGAAGGGGAAATCGGCACCCTATTGGCCGATGCCGGCAAACGGCATGAACACGCAGCTTGTCGATTTGACAATAAATGTCAACGGGCAAGACCGCGTGGTGCCAGGACTGCCAATCAACCTTGAAGTGGCGGGGCGCGACCCTGAGATATACACCGGCAGCCGCGAGGTGGCTGAGCGTATCATCGACGAGAAGATAGCCGATGCCGACAAGGTGATACAGAACCTCCCCTATTACCAGCGCATCAAGGCCGACGGCCCCAAGTGCAAGGAAATCATCAACCCAGGCTATGCCCAGACGAGGAAGCAGGCTGAAACCATCAACAACCTCCAGTCTGAGCTGGAGGCGACGAAGCGAGAGCTTCAGGACATGAAGGACATGCAGGCAAAGACACTGGCATTGCTTGAGAAAATGGGAGGCACCGATAAGAAGGAAAAGAAATCATAGTCGTAGCCACTTTTTCTAAAACGAAAATACATGGACGGATACATTATCAGAACCTCTGACGGCCAAGACCTCAATGAACAGATGCGAGAGCAGATGCGTTCGCAATTCCGCAGTAACGTGATGACGGGCAACACGAAGACCGTCGGGCGTGAATACGAGCAGGGCTATCGCACCGGCTACCGCGAGGGCTACGAACAGGCCATGCGCGACGCTCACGGCATCGACTATGCCGACCAGCACCACGAGTTTTCAAACGAAAATCGCACGGGCAAGTATCAGATGCAATAATCTATAAACAACAGGCTGGCGGGTAGGATTCGCATCCATACCCGCCAACCATTTTAAAACCGAACAGAATATGGAATACATCATGCCCGAAGGTCTGCGTGCCTACATGGACGCATACCAGGGACAGTTCTCTCGCAAGCTGGCGGCGTTCGCCATCTCGCGTATGCAAGTGAAGAGGGGAAACGGCGAGACGGCCACCATCAAGCAGGTGCCCGTGGATACGGTGCTCGACATCCTGAAGCAGAACGGCGTACATGTCAGCGAGGAATGCACGTACACCGCATGGTATCTCTACCACATGGCAATCGCTGACTACCCCCGTACCTGTGACAACGACAGCCGCCGCGCATGGTTCGTCGACGAGACCATCAACGACCCAGACGGCCGACCGTCAAACCCGCTCGCCTGCTTCCGTGCCAAGATGGACAACGCAGGCACAGCAATCATGTGGGAGTTGATGATATGATAGAGCAGGGATTTTCCATCGGTTCCCGCCATTGGTGGGTGATGGTCTATTACGACGTGCGCACTGAGGAAGACCGCCGCAAGGTGGAGGGTTCGCTCATGGCGAGCGGTTGCCCCGACGACATGATAAGGAACGCCCTCGACAACTTGCAGCACATCAACAGCGGCTACACCTTCAGCAACTTCGGCAACCGCTCCACCGTCATTGCAATCGGACATGCCGATTCCGCCTCTCAGATGTTTGACAGCATCGTCCACGAGTTGAAGCATCTGGCGGAGCATGTCGGTGAGTATTACGGCGTGAACCCCAAGGACGAGCTGTCGGCATACCTTCAGGGAGAGGTAGGCCGCAAGATGTGGCCAGCAGCCGCGATGGTGCTTTGCCCTCATTGCAACGGGTAAACCCAACGCCGCTTTCCACTTGAAAAGTAAAAGTAAAGACATGAACAGATTCCCAAGAATAAGACAGCAGCACCAGCCACAGGTGCGCGAGGTGGCGCAAGGCACTGCGGAGGGGACGACTGCCACACAGTCAGGTTCCACCCATTGCGGCACATACGAGGAGAATGTCTCGTATGTCAGCAACACCGAGAAGGCCCTGCGCATCGCCACGTTCTACCGCTGCCTGGAACTCAGGGCGAACACGATGGCACAGCTCACCGTGCAATACCAGCGACTCAACCGCGAGGGCGGCAACTACGTGGAGAGCAACTACGGGCCGCACGGCGTATTGAACTACCTGTTGCAGCGTGAGCCGAACCCGCTCATGACTGCCTTCGACCTATGGCGTCAGGTGGAGATAGAGACCGTGGCGCGTGGCAATGCCTTCGTGTATGTCGAGCGAGGCGACGACGGCTGGCCCCGTGCGTTCTGGCTGGCATGGCTCGGCGGCTATGATCCCGCCACCGACCGCTTCACGCTCGCCTACAACGGGCGCGGCGGCATGAGGACGGTGGAGGCAAACGCCCGCGACGTGCTCCATTTCCCGAACACTTTCCGCATGCAGGGCGGATATCTTGGCATCAGCACCTTGCAATATGCGCGTGACATGCTGTCACTGTCAGCCACCCTCGACAAGTCGGCTCTTGAGTCGGCGGCGAAGGGCGGACGAATGAAGCTCATCATCGGAGAGGAAAAGCCCGCCAGCGGCCCCGGCACGCTGTCGTTCGGCATGTTCAACAAGGGCGACATGGAGGCATACGCGCAAGAGATACAGTCGCGGCTCTACGGCAACGACGTGGTGGCTCTGCGCGGGCTCGACAAGGTGCAGAACATCAGCATGAGCGCGGCAGACATGCAGCTCTTCGACCAACGCCAGTTCGGAGTGGCCGAGATATGCCGCATGATGGCCGTGCCCCGCACGCTGGCGATGGACGGCAGCAACAGTAGCTACAAGACGCCGGAGGCTGACCGCCTCGACTTCCTCATGAATTGCATACAGCCCAAGCGCAGGTTGCTTGAGGACGAGCTCAACCGAAAGCTGCTCACCCCGTCAGACTTCGGCAACCGCCGCATCCACTTGTGCGAGCTCCCGCTGATGATGTTCGACAAGCAGGGACAGGCAGCCATCGACAAGGCAAACCTCGAGACGGGCTCGATGACCGTGAACGAGATACGCAAGCAATACGACATGCCCGCCGTGGACAAGGGCGACACCGTATACGTGAGCACCAACCTCGCAGAGCTGGGCAGCGACAAGCTGCGCGGCACTTCTCAGAATAGTCAGAGTAATCCGAATGCTCAGAATAATCAGAACACTCAGAACAATCCGATTACCCAGAACCCCCAGAACCCTCAAGACAAACAAGATGGCCTACAATAGCGGAATGTTAAACCAGCGCGTCATCGTCCGCAACCGCAAGCACACGGTGGACGGTGAGATATTGGATGCCGTGGGCGAGTTCGGCGTCAACTCAGGCGGCGTCGCCTACGACGTGGCGGGTTGCATCTGGGCGAACGTCACGTGGAGCAAGGGCGTGAAGTCTATCCGCGAGGGTGCCCTCGACGCCTACGACACCATCATGGTACGCTGCCGATGGACTCCGCTGCTCTCCCGCGAGAGCCGCCTGGAGATAGACGGCACGACGTACATCATCCAGAGCTTCCACGCAGACCGTCGAGAGAATACCATCCAAATCACCGCAATCGAAATGACAGCATGAAAAGAAACGTAGTAATCATCCATTTTAACACGCCCGAATTGACCGAGGCCGCCATCCTTTCCCTGCGCAAGCACGGAGGGGAGAATTACAAGGTGTATATCCTCGACAACAGCGACGAGCGGCCTTTCAAGCGACGCATGAAGGGCGTGAAGGTATTCAACAACCGAAACGGTCAGATCATCGACTTCGACACGGAACTGGCAAAGTACCCGTGGAAGGACGAGAAGTACGGCTGCGACAGCGGCTGCTGGTTCGGCTCAGACAAGCACATGATGAGCGTACAGAAGATGTGGGAGTTGGTGCCCGACGGCTTCGTTTTGATGGACTCCGACATTCTCATTAAGGAGAACATCGAGTGGATGTTCCTGGAAGACCAGTGCTCCATCGGTTACATCTCGCATACCAGCGGACTGAGGCAGACACCGCGCTACGCTCCCATGCTGCTTTGGATAAACGTACCCATGTGCGTGGCGGGCGGCGCGAGATTCTTCGACCCCGACCGCTCGTGGGCTCTCCACCACGGCGACGACCCGCGCAACTTCTGGGACACCGGCGCGGCATTCCTCGACGACATCAAGCGGCTCAAGCCCCAGTGTCACGGCAAGGCCATCACCCGCGAGCGTCTCCTTCAGGCGATGGTACACTACGGCAGCGGTTCATGGAAGAAGAACGACCTTGCAACGCAAATCGGTTGGCTAAATAAATATAAGCACTTATGGGCACAGGATTGAAGAGATACACGGTACTGACGTACATCTTCGACCATTACGAGAAGGTGCACGAGGTGGGCGGGAAAGACCCGTCCGCCGACTACGTGCTGGTGACCGACGATCCGTGCCTGAAAAGTGACACCTGGCGCGTGGTCTTCGACAAGACGCTGGCGAAGCTGTCGCCGTTTGGCCGCTGCTATGAGGTGCGCTTCCACCCGTTCCGATATGCAGATACCCCGATAGTCGTCCGCGTGGACGGCAGCATAGGGGTTAGGCGACCGCTCACCCAGCTTGTCGACCGCTTCGAGAGTGGAGACTTCGACCGCTGCCTGATGATCCATCCCCACCGCAACACGATGCCAAAGGAGTACGAGGTGTGGTGCGCCTTCCGTGAATACCAGCTGAAGCAGGCGGCGAAGTGCATGCTGCTGATGGAGCGCATGGGCTACGACTTCAACTATCGCGGACTGTACCAGGGTTGCTTCGAGATTCTGCGCGACAACCAGGTGAACCGCGACGTGAACGACATGGTGTTCGGCCTGCTCTGCTCTCTCGGCTCCAACGGCAAGATAGAGCGCATAGACCAGACCGTCACGTCGTTCGTTCTCAACCGATTCTTCTCCGACCGCATCAGCGTGATGCCCGTCGCCGAGGACATCATCACCGACGGCAACCTGATGCAATGGTACCTGCACAACACCGACACGGAAATCCCGCTCAAGCGCGACACCATCCCGCCTGTGCTCTTCGATAAGCCGTGCAAGGCAATCAGGGAAGGGTAAACCCGCACAAGCATTGTTTCAGGTTCACGTAACGTAAAAATAAAATTCACGTAACGTAAAATTTAAATTCACGTAACGTAAAGCAAAAATTGACCCATGGCACAATTGACATTGAAGGTTAAGAAGGTTCCGAACAAAAACCTTCGCACACAGAAGGCTGGTTTCGCCAGCCGAGCCATCGCAAACGGCGTGGCCACGTTCGACGACATCTGCAAGTTGGCGGCAACGAATACAACGCTTCACCCCAAGGAGCTGGGTCTGGCTTTCGGCCTTGCGCTCGATGCCATCCGCGACGAGCTGAAGAACGGGAAGATCATAGAGCTTGACCAGATTGGCCGCCTCTATCCCGCCATCACGTCGCATTGGACGGAGACGCAGGAGGAACAGACGCTCGACGGGCTGACCAAGCGCGTGGCATATCGCCCGTCGCAGGAAATCACCGCCGCCATCGCTGGCGCAAAGCTGGCATGGGCAACCGCCAAGGAAGCGGCAGAGAGCGACACCGACGGCACGGACACCGGCACGGACGACAACCAGGGCGGCGGCAGCACGCCACCGCAGGGAGGCGAACTGGAGGGGTAAACCCAGCTGCCCCATTCATGCGAATAATGTAACAATCATCATAGATATGGATGCAAAGAAGAGAGAAATCAGAACCATTGAGTGCGAGCTTGCAGTTAGAGAAGTTGACGGCAGTTCGCAGGGCGAGTCTCGCACCATTACCGGCACAGCCATCGTGTTTAATGCTGAGTCGCAAGTGCTTGACGACTGGGGTGTTGACTTCCGAGAGATTATCAAGCCGGAAGCCTGCACGCAGACATTCATAAACTCGCAAGACATCAAGCTCAACCTCTTGCACAACCGTTCAATGACCATCGCGCGAAGCAATAAAGGGCGCGGGAGTCTGAAGTTGACGGTTGACGGCAGGGGAGTGAACTTCGAGTTTGAGGCACCCAAGTGCGACCTTGGCGAACAGGCATTGGAACTGGTTCGCAGCGGTGTGTACAGCGGTTGCTCCTTCGAGTTTATCCCTGAAGACTATGAGGTGGAGGAGCGCGGAGCCAACAAGGAGGTGCGCATCACCCACAAGAAGTTCCGCGCAATCACGGCATTGACCATCGGCATGGACCCTGCCTACACGCAGACCACCGTCAACGCCCGCGAGATGTGGAACGAGACGCCAACCGCCAAGCGCGAGGCTGAGGAGGCCGAGGCCGCAAAGAAGGCCGAGGAGGAAAGGCTGCGCGAGATGGAGGAGCGAGAGAAACTCTTGATGCGCCAGCGTGAGATAGCGAAGGCACGCCGTCTCGCACGTGAGCGTGATATTGAACTGACAACGTATTAAATTCTTTAAACCGTTTAGAGATATGCAAAAACAGAAAAAGACACTTGAGCAGTTGATGACCCGCCAACGCGAAATCAACGACTCACTGGCAAGCATCGAGGATGTATTGCTGAAGCGTGAACTTAACGATGAAGAAAAAGGCAACCAAACCCAGCTTCTTCATGAGTACGAAACCAACAAGCGCGAGATTTCCCTTGCCATCCAGGAGAAGCAGGCGGCAGCCGTGGCCATCGCTCCCAAGAAGGACGTGAACACAGAGCTCCGCGAGTTCTTCCGTGAGGCAAAGCCCGGAAGCAAGTTCGTTATCCCGATGAACCGCGAGAGCATCAGCTATGGCGCACAGACAGGCGGCTTCGGCGGCACTGACGGCTACGTTCAGGGCATCACCGTGGTTGACCTGATTCCAACCGACCGTCCCGACGGCGACATCCTTGCCACCGCAGGCGTTCCCATGACAACGGGCGTGCAGGGCAACAAGATTCAGTGGGCATTCGCCGGCGGCGTGGAGGCGGTATTTGCCAACGAGCTTGCGGCTACCACCGAGCGCGTCATCGACCTTGACAAGCAGGTGCCCATCCAGCAGCGTCTCACCGTGCGCGTTCGCATCTCGAACCAGGCACTTGAGAACAGTACCTTCGACCTTCAGAGCTACATCGTGCGCGTTGTGGCTGACTCCATCCGCAAGAAGATCAACTTTGCGTTGGCTTCCACGACCAAGGCAACTGAGACGTTCTTCGGTCCTTTCGCCCAGACTGCTGAAAGCGGAACCTACGGACAGGACGGCTATCAGCCCGGTAAGCAGGTCGGCACGTACACCACCTTCACCAAGGAGACCGCCGCTGCCATGATCGGAAAGCTCGCGAACAGAAACCTTGATACCGACAACCTCGTGTTCGTGATGGGCGCATCCGACTTCTGGAAGCTCAAGGTTACTCCTTTCGACGCTGGCTCCGGCATCATGCTCATCGGCAACGACAACCGCTTGCTCGGTATTCCTGTCGTTCCCAACAACGCCATCAACCGCTCGACGGAGAAGGGCGCATTGTCTGGCCACAACATCGGCTTGGGTAACTTCAAGTACGTGCCAACCATGCAACATGGCAACATCCGCCTGAGCATCGACGCTACATCGGCCGTTGCGTCCAACACGGACGAGGTGTACACCACTATCAACGCCGACTTCTCAATGACCGTGCTGAAGGCAGCCGCCGACGCATTCGTGGTTTACTCCATGACAGGTGCAGGCTCCGCAAGCGACGTGTAATTTTTTGTGGGTTTAACATAGTTCCGGCACGGGGTTGACGGAGTTGACAGCCCGCCATCCCGTGCTTTTTCCACTCTCAATCAGAAAGGTATGCTAAACACGGACAAGTTCTTCTGGGACGCACTGCGCACCGATGCCTCCGTAACGAAGGCCACCGGCGGGCGGATATTCAACACCGCACGCCCGACCATCGAGGAGAAACAAGACCGCGTGCCCTACGTCATCATCACCTTCGACTCGCTCACCAACGACGAGACGACCAAGGATGACGAGGCGGAGTCCCCATACGACAGCGTGAACGTCTCCATCCTTTGCGTGGCAAACGACCGCGAGCAGCTGGCAAGGCTGACGCAGGCGGTGCGCGACCGCAACAAAGAATACATGCTCGACAAGGGCGACAGCTACGGCATCGAGGACTGGCAGTTCTCCGCCGGCGCGGTGATGTACGACGAGCTGAAGCCGTGTTTCTACCAGACACTGAGCTACAACGTGACAACATGTAACGACATAACGTAATAACGTAATAACGCATGAAATTCAAGGGACAAAACCTCAGACTGAAATTCAACGGCAAGTTCTTCGCCTTCGCGCGGACGGCAACCATCCACATAGCGAAGCAGACGGAGGACGCATCGACAAAGGACGACACCGGCGACTGGGCAGCACAGGAAATCACCGGAAAGAGCTGGGACGCAAGCACGTCGGCACTCTTCACCGTCGACGAGATGGGCTCTGACTTGACGGGCGCATCTGGTGCCGACATCCTGGCTAACGTAGCCACCTCTGACGCGGTGTTCGACGTGGAGTTCTTCGCCACCACCGGCGAGAAGAACCGCGCGGAGAACACGGAAATACCGCCTTTGCACTACTACGGCAAGGCCATCATCAACGACTTCACGCTGAATGCCAACAACCGCGAGAACGCGTCGTATGACGTGCAGTTGCAGGGTTATGGCGTGCTTTCAACGACGCCGCCTGCCAACTACAGCAGCGAGGGCGAGAACATCTAACATACTGCCATGAACACGATACACTTATTCGATGAAACCATCTCCATCGCCTTCAACATGGCGGTGGAGATAGGTTACGAGGAAATCACGGGCGAGATATTCGACATAGATAGCATCCGCAAGACCAAGAACATGGTCGCGCTGCTCTACGCTGCCGTCGTGGTGAACAACCCCGACACGAAGATCACCATCGACGACCTCTACACAAAGGCGAAGGCAAGCGACATCACGGCCCTGCGCGACTGCGTGTTCGCCGCCATGAACGAATGGATAGCCGTTCCAGCCGTGATGGAGGAGAAGGCGGAGGAAACCGGCGACGCAAAAAAAAACTGACGTCGGCGCATGAACTCTTCTCGTTCTTCGTGGGCGAGATAGGCTACGACATGAACGCCTTCCTCTATAAATTGAAGTGGTGGCAAATCGTCGCCATCTCGCGCGGCTACCGCAAGCGCAACCGCACCCAGTGCGACATGACACGCTGGGCAGTATTCTCCCTCATGAACATCTTCGCCGACCTCCGCAAGGAGGGCATCGACTCCCCGTCGCAGCTCATCAAGTTCCCCTGGGACGAAACCGACGACGAGGACGACATCCCCACCGACGACGAGGTGCGCGAGACGATGGAGGAGCTGGCCCGCCTGAACCGCGAGGCCGCCAGGAAACAAAGGGTAAACCCGTGACGCATTGTCACGGGTTTATTGGATTATAACGGCAACAAAATAACGTTACAACGCCAGAACGAAACAACGAAATAACGACAAAAGAAAATGGACATCATCGCAACCGGCGACATCGCCAAGTACCAAATTAAAATCACGCGCGACGGCTTCGACCGAGAGACGGCAGACATCGCAATCACCCTGTCATGGGGAAGGTTCGGCGACAGCCAGACGGTGCCGTCGTCCTCGTTCTTCCACGACGAGGAGGGCCGCATGTTCTTCTTCTTCGACACCTCGCGCATGTTCGGCCCCGTCATCGCCACTTGCAGTTACGCCGTGGCCGACGACGACATGGCAGACGAGAACGACGAAGACGCGGAGGACGGCAAGTGGCCATGCCTTGACAGGCAGATTATCTGCTACGTGGAACCCGTGCCAGGCTGCGGCTGCGTCCATTGCGAGGCGGACTGCGCGGACAGGATCGTGAGGTACGCCCGCATCTTCCGCGCCGACGCGAACACCGCCTACGAGCTCCTGCGCGACAGCGAGGGAAACATCCTGCTGGACAACGACGGCGACCCCTTCAGAGTGACAAAATCAAATCTCATATAAAACGATGGCAAAGTATTACGACCTCAATATCCCCGGCTCCGAGGTGCAGCGCAGGCTCGACCTCGCCAGCCACAACGTCCTCGCGTTCGACGGCATCCTCGACGTGCCCGTGACCGCCAGCGACGAGTTGATAACAGCAGCCGAATCCTACCAGATTCTCTACGCGCCCAACGGCGGTCGCGGCGAGATGCTCATGTCTATCGGCGGCACGTACTACCGCAACTTCCGCCTCCAGTCATCCGGCAAGACCTACCTCGACTCGTCGTGGTACAACGAGGACGGCCAGATACGCAGGGACCGCCTGTTCCTCAACGGAGCTGCCCGCGACATCTACGCCTACGCCGCCGGCTCGTTCGGCAAGGTGGAGCGTGACGGCGTTGACGGTCAGGACGGCTCCGACGGCATCACCCCGCACATCGACCCGACAACCAAGCACTGGATGCTCGGCGACGAAGACACGGGAATCGTGGCGGAAGGTAAAGACGGAGAAGACGGTACTGACGGAACAGACGGTCAAGACGGAAAGTCGGCCTTTGACATCTGGCTCGAAAACGGCCACAGCGGCAATATATCTGATTTCCTCGCGTGGATGAAGGACACGTCCTCCATGATAGGTCCCAAGTTCGCTGCAACAACAGCCGATTGCGTCATGGTGAACGACACTCCGACATTGTACTTCGTGCCAAACGGTACGACGTTCAACGTTTACTTGGCTGACTCCAACGGGCAAGGCGTTAGTGCACATTCTCTTGCAACTGGCGTCCCTGGCGACATCACCAATTACGCTGGCATCTATGACATCAGCCAAGATAAGGCGGTTAATGGTGTTCCAGCCACTTATGGCAATCTATCTGAGGCACTCGGTGCAATAACCGAAGATTCCAAGAAGAAAGGCGGCATGACCATCAAGTTCATACAAGGAACTGGTTCTGCCGCAAAGTATGTGCAATATAGGTATCTTCTTTCAAGCATTGATGCAGCTGATTTTACAAATGAGGCTAATTGGGAAGGTGTAACAGATACGATTGATGCAAGCGGCAATATTGTTACGGCTAAGGCTGTTTGGAATAAATTTCATGCCAAAGTTGCAATAAATATTGGTGACATAGATGAGGTAAATGCTTGGCCTCGTCATGCTTCGGATTATGGCAATCATAATGACCCAAGAAATAAGGGTGTTGTTTGGTGGGACACTGAACCAACAGGAGGTATAAATAGAAGGTACGGGAAGTTCATTAGGGTTAATGCTGGAGAAGTTTATGTAATAAAGAACCTTAGTGCAACTTATAGTTCACAAATAGTCTTGGCTACAAATAATACTTACACAACAAACCGTTATATAGATTTTGCAACTGGCTATAATGAAGATATTACACTAAAATTTGGTGGCAGCATTGAGATTACCGTACCAGATGATTGTACTTATATTTATATATTAACAAGAACATCAACATCAACGATTACTTCAATAGATATTCCTATTGCTGTATATCTTGTTACAGAGGACATTACGGAAGAAGTGTCTAATAGAGACAGAAGTGTAACTGCAAATTCTGACAGACTGATTACTTCTGGTGCCGTTTATGAAGCCATGTCTGACGTGGCAAATGATACTGAAACTGTTGATTTATCAGGTATAGAGGAAATTACAGGGTATTATTTAGGAGGTAGTGGAAATTTTGGCTCTAATCCAGAACGGGGTTTCAAGATAATAGGTATTAACGAAGGTGACCAAATAAGTATTTTAGCCAATAATAATTACGCAACTTACTATGCTTGTTTCGCATCTTTTACTTATAATGGAAATGAAACTCCCTCCGCAGTCTTGACTACTGAAAGACAAACGCTTTTAAAAGGTGAAAAAGTTTATTTTACTGCTCCTGCTGGAAGTAAGTATCTTTATGTATTTACAAGAAATACTGAATTGGCAGAGGGGAATGAAATTGAACCTGCAAATGTGTCTATTCTAAAACCCGTCAAAGATGTTTTGCGTGATGTTGGAGAAAAAGTGGCGCAAGATACTGAAGATATAGTACTGGAATCAACTATTACTTTTGTTGCAAAACCTGGGACTGTTACTAAAACGTTTTATGCGAAAGAAAATCATCTATATAAGATAACTTTTGATAAACTTTGGGACATTTCTGATTTTGGTTCAACTCAACAGCTATCATCAGATGTTATTCTTAATATTATAACAAGAAACCCATTGGTATACTATGCTGATGTAAGAAGAAAGAGTTGGGGATTTTTAGATACTACTTATTATTTATACGGTATAGATAAACAAGTAGAGATTATTGCAAGAGGTACTGAAGGTGAAACTGTTGACGTAAAGGTTACTGATGTAACAAATATAGTACACAATAAGGAATTATTCGATATAACCTTTTTTGACACACAAGAAAACAATGTGATGGAATCAATGCTTGTAAAACTTGAAAAAGGTCAAGTTGCAAGGTATAGGATAAATGCCACAAGTGGCTTTACTTATATGAAAGCATACAATAGGGCGGTAAGGAATGATGATTACAAGATTACAGAATTGGTTGCTGATGAAAGCGGTTATATGGAGGGAGATTATTTTGCTGTTAATGATACCTATATTGTAATATATTCAGTTAAAAGCACTGGATTTACACCTAAGTTTAGGGTTTACGAAGAGGGTAAGGCAAGTAATGATGGTATAAAATATCCTTATCAACTTGTATTTGATACTGAAAATATAAGACCGATAATATCATTGACTGATGAAGGCAATCATTACTATGATAACACTCTTATAAATTTTGGTCAGATTATTTCAAAGACTGATATTGTGAACGGGATAGAAGTAAAACGTTTATATCTTCTTTATCAAGGATATGGTACGGCAGTCGTTGGTACAGATGGCGAGCCAGTATCTAATATATTGATGGCATATTCAGAAGATGACGGTGATACATGGATTCGTGGGATTCCAGATGGAATTTCTAAGCCTTATCCTGATGCAGATGTGGCAAGGATAAATGGAACTACCACTTACAATAATAATACAGGAGAAACTACGACAACAGGTGGAACAACAGTTAGTACTATCAACAATGTCATCTTTAAAAGAGGTAGGATTGTCGGTGAAGTAAAGGAAAGTAGCGAGGTGATAAATGAATTTGCTATTGCTAAGGTAAGTGATTCAGAATATCCTTATAGAATGGTTGCATCTGTTCGTAATGGCACTAAAGTAGATGGTACCATTAGTGGACAAAAGAACTATATGTTTAAAAGCAATAACCTTGTTAAATGGGAAGTTGTAGGAAAAGTAACAGAACATGCTCATGATAGTATATGTTCAATAATATCTTATGGAGATAAGCTGCTTGTCTTTATTAGAATGTGGAAATTTAAAGAGCAGAATTCAATACAAAATGTTGACGGTGTTCGTATGATAGGGAGTATGTGGCTTGATATTGCTGGCAATGTCATTCAACCACCATCAGGTTTGTTCGGTGATTTTCTTTATAACCCTGCTGCTACCCAAATAGGTGTGGAACGATTCTTGTTTTTGCCTACTCGTCTTATTCCTACAACAAGTATAATGGAAGGAGACAACGTTAATGAGGCATACATTATGGACAAAGGCAAGGTTAGATGGTGTCCTTGTTACAATATTGATAGACTAAATCAACAGCCAAACGATAATTTTGGTTGGAACTATGTTGCTGGTATTGTCGCAATAGGAACCAAACAATATGTTTTGTATGGTCAAAGACAGAGTGCACATAGTGAAAGTACCGTTACTGAAGGTAATTCAGAGTTACGTCTTTGTCCTGTAGAATGGATTACTTATGATAAGTATAATGTTGCAGGAGGATAATATAATGAAATACGTTAAACCTCAGATAGAGATAACTGAAGCAGACTTAGTTTTGCTTATAGCGAGTGGACCAGGCGCTGGTGACATTGGTTCACCAAGTGTACGATATAATTCCAAGTCAGTTTGGGATGATGAAGCAAGTGATAACACATTATTTAACATAAAGGAGGAAAGCTATGAAGATAAGGTATATGAATGACCTATTTCACCCAATTCTCGCTTTTGCCATAGTAGCGGTGACTGCGATTGCACTACACGGAGGTACAGAGTGGTGTAATGTTTGTTGCGCATTGATTGGCGCAGGTGCATCGGAAGCGGCCTTGTTTGCAAAAGAAGGTTACGACAAAATTTGCAAGAAGACGTTCTGGGATTGGAAAGACATACGCATCGGGCAAATCGGAGTAGTCGCAGGATTTCTTTGCGCATGCCTCCTGATGTAGCCTTGAAAACGGAAATACAACTTCATACTGTTTAGCCAAGTGATCTCTTCAGAGTCGTGTTTATCGTGTGGCGGGTGCCGGGTTTCCGGTGCCCGCCTTTTTACGTGCGGTAAACCCACGTGGGCGTTTCAGGCGCAGGGTATGGAAGTACAGGTAAACGAGGAACAGAGGGACAGGACACTCAGGGCGTTGGCCGCCCTCATGACGGACAACAACGAGTCGCGCAAGACGATCAGCAAGGGCTTGCGGTCCATCATCCGCAAGGTACGCTCGAACATATCGAAGGACGTGCACTCATACCTTGAGAACGACCCGCGCAAGGCGTACATGGCCGTGAAGTCGGCCGTCTACCGCCGTATACTCGGCGGCAACGTGTCGATATTCTCGCCGCGCAAGGCTGGCCGTCGTTGCATCATGACCAAGGAACGCAAGCTCGACCGCAACCCGCACCAGCGGGGTGGCAACCGCCGCAGACGCTCCGACCGCACCGAGCAGCTGGATGGCTACTACGGAAAGGACAGGGCGTTCGTGCTGCGTTTCCTCAACGGAGGCACCGTCGACCGCCAGACGCGCTACGGCAGGCGCGGCTCGGTGCGTGCCACCAGGCTCTTCGAGGTGCCGGCGGCCTATCACATGGACTGGGCGGCAGACGCGCTGTCGAACACCCTCGTCACGGAATTAGAGTACCAATTCAACAGGAGATATAAGTAAATGGCAAACGCAAAACCAATAGTCAAGCTCGTCGCGGAGACCAACGACTACGAGAAGAAGATGCGCCAAGCGAACAAGACCTTCAACGACTTCATGAAGGGCATCGGCATGAGCACGTCGAAGTTCACCGCGCTCTCGCTCGGCATCGGCGCGACCACCACCGCGCTGAAGGTGGCCAAGGACGCGTTCCGCCAGTCCGAGAGCAACATAGACGAGTGGGGAAGGACGATGGAGGGCGCGAAGTCCGCATACAACCTCTTCCTCGACACATTGAACAACGGCAACTGGAGCAACTTCTTCAAGAACCTGGAGACGGCCATTCGCGGCGGACGCGACCTGTACGACGTGTTCGACAGGCTCGGCAGCATCAAGTCTAACAACGCGGCGGCCATCGCCATGACGCAGAAGGAAATCGCGGAGCTCAGGCTCGCCAAGCAGCAGGGAGAGAACGTCGACGCGAAGCTGAAGGCGGCGACCGCACGGCTGTCAACGCTCCAAAGGCAAGGCATTGACGCGGGCATCAACGCCGGCAACCAATCGGCATTCCAGACCATACGCAACGGCGTGAACAGCATCGGCGGCGCGAGGGTGAACGACGCAACCATCAAGTATGCCGTCCAGCAGATCATGAAGAACGGCCAGACTGAGTTCGACAAGTACCGCCGCAACTATGACATATTGAGAAGGCAGGGCACCGTCGAGAGACCGAAGTTCGTGCCGAATACGTCCGGCGGCTCCACCCTTTCAACCGAGTCGGTGTTCGACATCAACCGCTTGACCAGGGAACAGCAGAGACAATATGCCATCGCCAAGGCCATCACGGAGGGCGAGACGCGCATCCAGCAGGGCATATCGGCCTATGCGCAAGCGGTCAGCGAGGGCACGGCTTCCGCGAGAGAGGCGTTCAAGGGCAACCGCTACGCGCTTCAGGGTTCCGGTGGAGGCGGTAAAGGAGGCGGTGGCGCATCCTCCGGCGGCAACGTCTTCGCCGCAGGCAGCATCGACGCGCAGGCCGCGAAGGTGCAGGCATTGCAGAAGGCGTGGCGTGCGGCGGCCGACGACGACAGCCGCGAGAAGTACCGCAAGCAGATAGAGGAGGCGGAGTTCGCACTGGACATTCTCATGGGCAAGACGTCCGGGTTGCCGACGATGAACTACGGCATCGGCGACCTTGCCGGCAGCAAGGGCGGGAATGTCGGTGCAATCTTTAGCGCGACCGCACCGAAAAAGAGCGAATGGAAGCTGGACGACAAGTCCATGCGTGCGGTGGCGGAGCACATCGCCAAGATGAACGAGAAAGGAGACTCTAACGTACTGAAAAACGTCTCAGACATTGCCGGAGGCGTACAAGGTGTCCTTAATGGGATTGAAAGTTTGGGAATAGAGGTGCCTGCCGAATTACAGGGCGTGATAGGTGGCATCCAAAGTATGATTGGAATATTGTCAAGCATAACGGCAATCGTGTCTGGCATACAGGCAATGCAGCAGGTAGGAACGTGGCTTGGCTTGATTCCTCATGCTCGCGGCGGCCTCGTCCGTGCGGCCGGCGGTTTCCTCATTCCAGGCAACTTCCCGTCGGGCGACAACCTCCGCATGCCCATCAACGGCGGCGGCATGGCTGCGCTCAACAGCGGGGAGCTGATATTGAACACGGCACAGCAGAACGCCGTGGCATCGCAACTTAGCGGCGCGGCGTCCATGTCGGACTTCGTGCTCGTCAGTGAGATAGCGGGAGAGGACATCCGCATCGCCCTGCGACGCAACTCGGTGAGAAGGCGAAAGGGAGAGTACGTTACGACTAAACGCGGATAGGACATGGCATACTATTACATCAACTTCATAGGGCTGCGCTCGGGGTCGCAATACCAGCTGCGCATCGCCAAGGCGGGAAACGACAACGCGAAGCTGACCGGCGCGGCCGTCCCGTTCGTGACGGAGGAGGACGACGACGATGACATCTTCATGCCCGTTCGCTTGCACACCGGCTACATTAATTTCATCGACGAGACGGGAGACGCGTGGCGCGGGCTCATATCCACCACGGCGACCGACAAGGCCGTGACGCTCTACCGGGGCAACGACATCGTGTGGGAGGGGTTTGTACAGCCGGGCGGCATGACCAGCGAGTACGAGCTCAGGCCGCAGGTGGTGCAGGTGCCCGTAATGTGCAAGCTCAGCGCGTTGGAGGCATTCGACGTGGAGCCGACCGCATTCGACATCCCGTCGTTCGGAGAGATGCTCCATTACATACTGGGAAAGGTAGGCGGCTTCAGGTACGTAGCCTTCCAGGGCGGCGGCTCGTTCGTGGAGGGCGTGCTGACCAAGCGCGTGAACCACGAGCTGTTCGTGGGCAAGGACGTGGACGGCAACGACATCTCCAACATCGACTGCCTGTCGCTCCTGGAGCGAATTTGCGAGTTCTGGGGATGGGCGGCCCACGTGCAGGGGCAAGATTTGTTCTTCCTGTCTCCCGACGACGCGCTTTTGTCCGGCAGCCTGACGAGGTACCAGTACGCCGACCTCGCCGACGTTGAGCAGAACCAGCCGGAGGTGCTCACGACGGAAAGCGTCGTATTCTCCGAATCGGACTACCCGTTCGTGAGCCGCGACAACATGGAGGAAATCGTACCGGGAAAGAAAAAGGTGACGATAACGGCGGACATATCAGAGTCTTTTACGTCGCTTGAGATACCATTTGACAAGATAGGCGAAATCATCAGGTGGGATGACGGGACCATCAACCACGAGTATTTCGGCGGTGACGATTTGCCTCCTGGATGGATTGACCCGGATGAACTGGACTTGCTTCACCATTTCTACAAGATAGGCGGAATGACAAACTTCGACCAAGATTCTGACGTAATCGAGATAGGCGGGTTCAAGATATTCATCTACGATGACCGCAACAGCGCATCAGGATATTTCACCATTGACGATTTCTATGACGGAAGCACGGAGTTCAAGCACGACTACAACTTCACGACCTCGCTCGTTTTGTTTTCCGATGCGTTCGCGTTGCCTTGGTATGCAAGGATTGAGTCAGACAGGGTTCTCGCACTTTCTTACGGAGTGTTTTGGATAGGTGCCGACGTATGGATAGACGACATTGACACGTCTGCTCCGAGCTACGGTTCCAAAAACGCGCAGGGACTTCTCGTTTGCAGGCTTGCAATCGGAGACGACTGGTGGGACGGTAGCGGCTGGGTAAACGACGACACCGCGACATTCGACATTCCCATCGGGGACGAGCACGGGGCCGCCGACGGAAAGGGCAAGATAATATCGACGAAACACTATACCGACATGTACGAGTTTTACGACGGCTACGGCATGGAGGTGAACGGGTCCATTCACGGCAGGCTGTTCTTTGAGATCAAGCGCGTGGTGATTTACGGAAGGGTAGGTGACGAGACGTTCAACGTCCACCTGTCGAACGTCAAGTTCGGATTTGCCGACAACATAAGCAGGTTGGCTCGCGACGGCGTGCGTGACAACGGGAAGAACGTCTACGTGAAAGAGAACGTGCGCCAGTTTGCCGAGGAGGTGTCAATCGACACCCTTTTCGCATCGGACAACTTCAACAAGTACGGCATCGCCGTGGTGATGAACGGCAACTACACCAAGCTGCGCACGATGCAGTACGGCAGCGCGAACGAGCACCCGGAGACACACCTCGCAGACAGGATTGCAGGCTACTACTCATCGAACGCCCGCAAGCTGACGTTCAGCGTCGGCTCGCACGTCGCGCCGCTGGGCATCGCCGACACCGTGGAGGTGAAATACGACGACTACATGCCGATTGCCATCGGCTACGAATGGAGAGACGAGACCATGCACGTAACACTAATGGAAAAGTAATATTATGGTAATAAGGGGACAGGACGTTATAATCACGGAGGACGACGGCACGGCGATCATCGCCGCCGCCAAGTCTCACACGCTCGACATACAGTGCGAGGAAATAGAAAAGACCAGCGAGGAAAGCGCGGACTTCAAGGCTTTCCTCGCTGGCCGGAAGGAATGGACGGTAAACATTTCTCATTTGATCGGCGACGTGCGCGAGGACTCGCTGCGCGTGGGGCAGACCTACGAGATATACGAGTATAATCGCAAGACGCGGCAGATGCGACTGATGGGGGACGTCATCTGCACGCGCGCGAGCATCAACCTTACGAAGGGCAACCTCGCCACGGGCGCCTTGTCATTTCGCGGCAACGGTGAGATATATCCCTCACCAGGTGTCTGAGTATGACGGCAGCCACTCGTCGTTGAGCGTCAGGCTCGCCGTGCCGTCGGTGACGAACAGCTTTCCCGTGTATTCCGTGGCGCGGTTCCTGAGCAGCGGCACGCTCTCGATGGAAACGCCTCCGATGCAGTTGCCGCCAATGTCCATTGCCATCACATTCAGGTCGGTCGTCCACTCGTCGGCCCCGCTGAAGGAGAAGATGCTGACCGACAGCAGGTTCTTCGTGCCCACGTAGCTTTCCGGCACGGCGATGACGTACTCCGCGTTCTCCGATTCGCACACGGGCTCGTCGTTCACATAGTCGAAGCCCTTGTAAACGAGTCCAGGCGTGAGGTTCACGCTCGCGATTCCATCGGGCACCTCGTCCTTGACGTTAATCTTCACTTTTGTCACCACGCGGTCGAGCGTGACGTTCCTCACCGCAGGCGAGGACGCGCTGACCTCCACCTCCATCGCCTTGCAGAAGGTGTCCTTCACACCGTCCCACGTCACGGTGTGCGCGTCGGTGTCAATCACGCCGCCCGTACCGCGAGATGCGATGAAGTACAGGGTGTGGGTGCCGTAGGCAAGCGGCAGCGTCGGCCGCCCGAAGTTTTCGTCGTCCTTAACCTGGTGCACGAGCTGGACGAACTCACCGCCCACGTGGTCGACCACCCAGATTTCCTGCATGTCGGAGCCCTCGACGGGCGTCGCCGTTCTCAAACGGGCCTTCCTGAACGTCGGGCTGTCGAAGTCGCCTCCCACGACGAACGTCACGTCTTTTTTCACTTGCGTGCCGTCGGTTTGAGGCACGTCCACGTTCTCACACGCCGTGAGCGACATCATCGCCACGGCAAGAAAAAGAATCTTTTTTCTCATAGTCTTAATTTTAAAGTTACTTATCGTTATCCGCGAGTTTCGCGGCTATCTTGTCGAAGTCGTCGTTGACGCTCTTTGCCAGCACCTTGGCGTACCGCTGCGTCTGCACGATGTTCGTATGCCCCAGCATACGCGCGAGGTTCTCTATCTTCACGCCGTTCGACAGCATGAAGGTGGCGAAGGTGTGGCGGGCCATGTGGCTGTGGAGCGGCTTGGCGATTCCGGCGGCCATGCCGATGGCCTTTAGCATCTTGTTATAATCGGCATTGTTCAATTTAGGCAGGTTCATGTTGTACGCCTCCAGAACCTCCACGGCGGGCGGCAGCAGGCGCGAGACGTAGGGCACGCCGGTCTTCACGCGCTCTCCGACGGCACGGTACGCGCCGCCACGCTTCTCGTACTGGCCGATATTGAAAGACTGGGTGTCTGCATACGACAGGCCGGTGTACATCTGAAAGACGAAGAGGTCGCGCGCCATCGCCATCTGGGAGCCCTTCAATGGCCGCAGCGACTCCACCGCACGCATCTCGTCCTCGTTCAGGTACTCCACGCTTTCCTTCTCTCCGCGAGAGAACTCCCCGCGCAGCATGGAGTATGGGTTCGAGTCCAGCTTCCCGAACTTGACGGCGCGGTTGATCATCGCCTTGAGGCACTTGTGGTAGTTGTAGATGGCCGCGTCTCCGAGCGTCACCCGGATTTTCCCCGCGTTTATCTCGTTCTCGCCCATTTTTATATATATATTGTGGAGGAAAGAGTCGAGGCGGTATATGTTCTCTGCCGTCACGTCGCCCCACGACCTGATGCCGCCGAACTCGCGCAAACGGGAGACTAACGTGACGTAGTGTTTCCTTGTCCCGTCCTTCATGACCAGCCTGCCCGTCTCCGCTTCCACCCAGTCAATGAACGGCTCGCCGTCCGAGACGGACTCGAAGGCGATGGCCACGCCGGAGCGTATTGCGCGGACGTTGACCGGCTTGCCCTCGTCGATGAGACGGTTCACCTCCGACTGCACGCGCCTCAGTACGATGCGCACGCGCTCGTTGAGCTCCGCCGCGTCGTGCCGGTTGACCACCTCACCGCATACGAACTCCGACTTGCGGCACTTGACGCCAGTGGAGATGTACCAGGACTTCCTGTCAGCGGAAACGCGGACCTCAAGCGGTCCTTCGTCCTTCTTGCCCGCACGTCCGCGGTGGTCATGCACGATGCTAACGGTCACCATGACGCACCTCCTCTCTCCTTGTTTCCCCACCATTTTCGGGCTGGGGAAACAATGGGGAAACAAATTGGGCAAAATACCCGTAAATACACCGATTTACGCTGTTCGTGTTTCTCATAGCATTCTTCCAAAACCGCCGTATATCCGCGGATTCCCGTGAGACAGGCCAAATCCCAGTATTTCAATAGTGATCCGTTTGGGGCTATTGGGGATTTTGGGGATGTTGTGTGTTTATTGGGGGTTTGCATAGTTTGTGAATTTTTTTGGGGAAACAATTTTTATTTTGAGGGGCGTTTTTTAAGTTCATCGGAGGTGCCGATGGGGAAGGGGTAGGGGGATTGGGGGGATTGGGATTTCAGGAGGGCGATGAGGTCGGACTGCTGGGCGATGAGGGTGTCGAGGCGGGCGACTTGGGAGCGCAGGGACTGGATGGTTTCTTCGTCGCGGGTGAGTTGCTTTTGGAGGGTGGCGATGGTTTCGTCCTTGGCGGCGATGATGGAGTTTATGACAGATGACATGTCGATGGCTGGATTTTCGTTGACGTTACGTGAATTTTGATTTAACGTAGCGTCAATTTTTTTTTCACGTAACGTGAGCTCGCCGATGCCGTTCAGAAGATAATCGAGATTGAATATGCCAGGGAAGGCGTGGCAAATGTTTTCAAAGAGTTTATCCGTTAGATAGGATTCGTTTCCATTAAGCGCAAGTGTTACGGAATTTCTCGATTTTCGTAACATATTGGCAAAATCTGTTTGTGTATGGATACCGCAATAAAGACGTAGGTAATCATACACTTCTTTAAGTCTTTTTTGTCGTCCAATCATACAATTATAGCACTTTTGTTTTAAAAAACCTTAAAATATAGCAAATAATATAACTTTATTGCTTTATATTTAGCAAAAATGTTTTATATTTGCAACCGAAATAAATTAATAAGCATTCGGGCACAAGAATAGCCGTCAGGCGAATTTCGTCTTATCAGGCAAACGGAATGAACCAATTTGCAGAGGTAAAGGGCTACAAATATACGGCTTTCTTCCCGATTTTATTACAAAAGTGTTGTAAAATTAATAAAGTTTAAGAACATGGTACAAGAAAAAGTGACACGCAAAGAACTGCTTGAGATGCACATCGGACAAACGCGCATCTTTACGCTGAAGGCGTATGAGAAGTTGCAATCTACCGCCGTCACGATTAACCAGCTGAAGAATGAGCGGAAAGGCGAGTGGACTTGCAAGAAAGATTATTACGCTTGCGCTGTTAGCGTGACGAGGACGAAGTAATGGGGGCTGCGGCACAGCCGCAGCATACGGGACGATAAACAGTTATACATTTTAATTCATTTTATACATGGAAGAAATCACAATTTTTCAGAACGAGCAATTCGGTAGCATCCGCACGGTTGGGACACCTGACGAGCCTTTGTTTTGCCTTAACGATGTTTGCGCAGCTGTTGGCATCAGTAATTCAAGAAACGTAAAGACAAGGCTTGACTCAGAGGATGTCCGCTTGGTGGACACCCCTACAAATGGAGGAATGCAACAATTAACCTTCATTACAGAGGCAGGTTTATACGACACTATTATTCGCTCTGACAGCCCGACGGCCAAACCATTCAGAAGATGGGTGACGTCGGAGGTGTTGCCTGCAATCAGGAAGACGGGGAGCTATACGGCTCGCAAGATGAGCAGGAAGGAACTTGCCCAGATGATTATCCAGCAGGAGGAGGAGATGGAGATGCTCAGGCTTGAGAACAAGCAGATGGATGAGCAGCTGACTGAGCAGAAGCCGAAGGTGGTGTTTGCGGATGCCATCGTGGGGAGCAACTCTTCTTGTTTGATAGGTGAGTTGGCGAAGATTATCACTCAGAACGGGCACGAGATTGGACAGAACAGGTTGTTTGCCTGGATGAGAGCCAACCATTATCTGGGTACGATTGGGGAGTATTACAACATACCTTGCCAGAAATACTTGGAGATGGGTCTGTTTGAGTTGAAGAAAAACGTGCACAGCCAGAACGGGCAGATGGTGACGACCATCACTCCGAAGGTGACGGGTAAGGGTCAGCAATATTTCGTTAATAAATTCTTGGCTCGATGAAGTTGGACAAGGTGACACGGGACGCGATAACTTCGGCGGTGAGGGATGCCGTGAAGGAGGCGCAGGAGGTCTATGGTGAGCAGTGGGTGACCGGTGGTCAGTTGTGCGAGCAGGTGCCGATGTTCACGGCCGAATGGATGAAGCGGTACGGGCAATTGCTGCCGAGGGAGTGCGCGAGAGTGACTGATGTTGACGGGATGGAGCATAGGACGAAGTGGGTTTATCCGAAAAAGAAGATATTGAGGATGATCAGCGAGGGGAAGCTGAGGGAGTTGACGGTTGCGGCACAGCCGCAACATACGGAACATGGGAATGTGGGCGGGATTGCCGCTTCATATACTTAGGGTGTTTGGCCTGGGTGCACCGTCACCAGGTGCACCAAAACGGGAGGTTAGCGCAAAGAGGACGAATGCGGGCCGCTGATTGGAATTAAAAGCGTAGGGCGGCGGTTACATTGATACATCGGGGGTTCGAATCCCTCACCTTCCACAAAACGCCACCGCGAGCGTTAAGAGAGCGGGCGGAGTTACCAAGTAACGATGCAACAGAGGCGCAAGTCGCCGACGGAAGGGGCTACAGGCCCCAGCGGGAAACGTGGAGTGACGTGAACGCTGGCATAGTTGACCACCCTGACAAAATCTGTAATGATGCCGTTGGCGGTTGCAAGCCCGCAGGAGGAAACAAACCCAGAGAACTGGGGCAGAGCACAGATTGCTCTGTGCGATGGGGGAATGGGACTGCTGCGGTGCCGCTGTTTACTGGACTTTGGGCGGCGATGCAATCGCCGCTTACTGAACAAGGGGAAACCTTGGGTGGGGAGATGACAGACAAATAAACGCCGTGACAGGTTGGTGAACTGCGAGCCTTCTGGCTCCGACGCGGGGAGACGGTTCGATTCCGTACACGGTGACGATATTTTTATATTATCATTTAATTTCATATCGGTTAAATAGTTGATAAATAGAGATTAATTAGTTTGTTTTTTACTGTTGCCTGTCCGAGAGGATGGGCAACAGGTTTTAGTTTTGATTTGTTGTTCATATTTGTTATATGGGTGGCGGCGGTGCCGCCACTTACTGGACTGGTTTTTAAAACTTCATATATTATGAAAGAATTTTTTAGGATTATGGCGAAGGACTTCTTGAAGGAGGACTTCAGCAAAAGAGAGTGGTTGGTTTATGGCGTGGTCGTGCCTTGCGCGATGATAGCCTGGTGTTTAATTGCTTCTTATATTGATACATTATGATTTTCCAGGGTAGAATACAGAAGGTGATGGGCGTGCAATCGGGCACGTCGGCAAACGGCAGGGAATGGACCAAGCAGGAGTTCGTGTTTGAGTATTTCGAAAATCCGAACGACAGATTTTCGGACAAGGTGGTTTTGTCGGCTTTGAATGAGCGGATAAAGGAATATGACTTGCACGAGAATGACGAGGTGAGGATTGGCTTCGGACATCGAGTGGAGGAGTATCAGGGGAGGATGTATAACAAGATTTACATCTATTCTTTTGAGAAGGTGACGAAGACTTCGGTGGATGAGAAGAATGGGAATGATGGGAAGGATGTGAAGGATGAGAAAGGCGGGAAGGATGACGACCTGCCGTTTTAAGGGCGGCGGCACAACCGCCGCATACGGAACATATAATGGGCGGAACAACCGGCACTTACGGAACATATAATGGGCGGCACTACCGCCGGCATACTGAACATATAGGGGCGGCGGTGGTGCCGCCGCTTACTGGACATTTAAGGAACTATGGAGAAACGTGAATTGCAACGGCTATATGCGGCGGTGAGCACGGCGGCGAGCTTGGTGAAGCTGGTGTGCGGTGTGGCGAACAATGCCGCGTGGCTGGTGTGCCTGGAAGCACACGACAGAATGAAGGGGCATTATAGGTATAACGCGAGGATCAGCGGCGGGCATACCGTGGGCTGGGCTTACTTGCGTGCGCTGAAGATGTACCAACAATATGAACGGCGGCTGCTGTATGCGACGGAGAACAGGATGTTTTGCGTTGCCGACATGTCGCCGGAGGTACGGAAAAGATATTGGGATGGTCTGACTGACCAGCAATATTATGAGTTTTGGACGGGTCTTGGTGCGGATGCTTACAAGCGGACACGGCCGATGATTACGAGCTTGCAAAACAAGTATAGGCTGAGTTTGCTCAATCATGGCATTAAGGATGCCGACATCTTGGCATGGGCAATGGTGGCGCAGGCTTGCTTGGAGTTGGCCGTGAAGATGTACGAATCGGCCATTACCAACACCGCGAAGGAACATGGCGTAAGGAAAGACATCATGGAAAGGATATTCGGGCAGTTCTCATTAAAAGAGATTGCACGGGTATGGGGTATGGCTCTGAGCGATACTGAACCGGCAACGGGAGGGTATGAGCTGGAGCATACGGAAGAAAGGAACATTGAGGTGGGATTGGAACAGCTTGAAGAGGCGTGGAGCAATCCCACCACCTTATATAAGGCTACCATTGAATCGGTGGATGACTACGCGGAAATTTTTGCCTCCAGGATGGAGGCGAAGATTGCCAAGTCCGAGATTGACGCGGCGGAGAGGAAGACACGCGAGGAGATGGAGGGGTAGGGAGGCAGCGGCGGTGCCGCTGCTTACTGGACTATGGGGCGGCGACGCAATCGCCGCTTACTGAACAATAGGAACTATGGAGGAAAGCAATAATTTACCCAGATTACAGACACAGGTGGAGCAGATGTTCGAGCAGGTAAGGCCGTATCTGCTTGACCCACGGGAAGACTACCCGGAGCCGTATCATCTGCTGGAGTTGAACGGTGTGCCGTTCTCGAAGATTGGCGGCTTGTCGGCCATTTCGGGACAGAAGAAAAATGGCAAGTCGTTTGTGTTGACGCAACTGATGGCGGCGATATTGGGGCAAGGCTCGGAGAGGACAGCCAACTATCTTCCAGGACTGACGGTGCCGGAGAGGACCATTGAGTACCTCGGTCATGAGCCACGAGTGCTCTATGTTGATACCGAGATGGAGAAGTTGTCATCGGCAAAGGTGCTTCGGCGCGTGCATTGGCTGTGTGACTGGGACTTGCGCCAGCCTAACGACCGATTCTCGGTGCTGTGGCTGAAGACGATGCCGAAGGGTGACGACGTGAAGCCGCACAGGAAGCGATACGAGCTCATCAAGATGGCCATTGAGGTTATTAACCCGGATGTGGTGTTCATTGACGGCATACGCGACCTGTTGGCCTCCATCAACGACGAGGAGAGCGGCACGCAGATACTCGACGAGCTGTCATCGTTGGCTGAGGAGAGACGCATGTCGATATGGTGCGCATTGCACCAGAACCCCAAGAGCGGCGACAGCGAAGAGCAGAAAATGCGCGGTTGGATAGGCACCGAACTTGGCAACAAGGTATCGGATACACTCATTAGCATTAAATCCAAGACGCAGAACGGCGTGACGTTCACCGTGAAGCAACAGGATGCGCGAGACAAGGACCTTGACGACTGGAAGTTTGAAATCACAGACGATGCCGGAAAGCTGGGTATACCGCGAATCACTTCAAACGGATTCAACCTTTCGAGCAAATCAAAGGAAACGACATGCGATGACATCGTAACCATTCGAGAGTGGATAGAGGAAGCAAAAGACATGTATGAGTGGCCGATGGATAGGCAATCTATCAAGAAGAAAATATTTTGTGACATCGGCGGCGTAAAGAACAAGGACAAACAGCAAGCCGACCTCGTTGCCGCCATCAACCTTAAATATTTGGAAGAATCTACCATCAAGAAAAACGGTTATCCGATGCTTCAACCTCCTGAAGATTTACCGTTTTAAACGGTGACCCAAAAACGGTGACCCAATCCAATTGTATCCCTAAAGGGATACAGAACGGTGACCCAACCGCCTGCGGGTTACGAGACCCTGCCCCCGCAATGGAGGGCGGGGCGGGTCACGGAACCACACACGCGGGCGACGCGCACGTGCGCACGTTATTGTTTTACAGCACCAACTTTTTAAAACCATATTAAAATGAAAGATTATCAAAAACCAAGAATCGAGACGCTTGACATCGAAAGCGTGGAACTTATGACAACATCAGACCCAGGCGACGGGCCGGGAGCGAACGACGCGATAACCGGTTGGGACTCATACCCGCCAAACAACGACGAGGACAACGACGGAAAGGAGGACATAATATGGATACGATGACGGTATTTGTTATCATCATCGTCATCATCCTGCTTTGCGCGGTTACTGTTGTAGATGACGATTAGACGTTATTTTTTTAACCCTTAACAAAATAAAAGCAATGAAAAAGAACTATGTTATCCCGAGGACGGCTGTTTTGGCCGTGAATGTAGAAAGCGTGATGTATTCGTACAGTACTGCCGTGACTGGTGGTTATGACTTAACCCCGAAAATGGGTACTGATGGAGAAGGCGAGTACGGCCAATGCCTGAACGACTTCACGGATTTTATTTAAAACAAGGGAGGGGTGTTCGCCCCTCCTTTCAAATTCCAACGACATGAAAAAAGAAGATTTTAGAATATTCGCCGCCGGCTGGTTCACGGGACTTGTCACGGCGTTTCTGCTTTGGATGATGTGCGACTTCGCAACCGCCCAAACCAGTACCGACATCATGAAGGAACTGCGACGGCAGAAAGTGCCGCATTCGCACATCGTTCTGGCACAAGCAAGAATAGAGACCGGCAACTTTAGCTCACCACTATTCAGACAAACAAACAACCTGTTCGGGATGAAGAACGGAGAGCGATACGCAAGATACAAGACATGGCGTGACAGCATACGCGACTACAAGTTGCGCATCTCCAGCCGATACAAGGGAGGCAGTTACTACATGTTCCTGAAAAACATCGGCTATGCGCAAGACCCTGAATACAATGCTAAGTTGAGACACATCGTTAGGACATCAAACCATTAATAAATATGCCAGGCATCGACAAATACATCATCGACAAGGTAACGGAGGCCGCAAGGATAGAGGAGGTCGTGGGCGACTTCCTACAGCTCAGGAAGACGGGCGTGAGGTACACCTGCCTTTGTCCGTTCCATGAGGACAAGCACGACGGCAACTTCATCGTCTATCCGAAGGACAACTGCTATCGCTGTTTCACCTGCGACGCGAAGGGCGGGCCGGTGCAATTCCTCATGGCGCATGAACGGCTGTCGTTTCCTGACGCTATCCGTTGGCTGGGAAAGAAATACAACATCGAGGTGGACGACGTGCCGATTGACTACACGCCGCCGCCACCTCGACCACTGCCGCCGCCATTGCCGATGCTGACATTGCCGATGTCGATGGTAACGGCACGAGAGCATACGGAAGACGACAACCTCTGCCGGTGGTTGCGCTCGCTGCCGTGGGACGGCGCACAGCGACACCGACTGGAGGCCGTGCTTAGCGAGTACCACGTAGGCCACTCGCGGTTAGGACATACGATATGGTGGCAGATAGACGACCAGATGCGGGTGAGGACAGGAAAGTTAATGATGTACGGCACGGACGGGCACCGCGACAAGACATGTCGTTACGGCTTTGACTGGATTCACTCGGTACTATTCCGCACGCCGAACATGCCGCAATACGACGAGGACAAGCAAGAGATGAAGCAGACACTGTTCGGGCTTCACCTGCTGAGCAAGTACCCACAAGCATCTGTGCAAATCGTGGAATCAGAGAAGACCGCCATCATCATGGCCATTGCTTACGGTAACAGACCGTCGGAGGTGTGGATGGCATGCGGCGGTGCTGAGAACCTGAGCCGCGAGAAGCTGGCACCCATCATCAAGGAGAACCGCCGCATCATCCTCTACCCAGACCGCGACGCAATAGACAAGTGGCGGGCAAAGGCGGCAAACCTGCGCTACGACCGACTGACCGTGAACGTGCAAGCGGTGAAAGACTGGTGGATGCCCCAAGACGGGGAGAAGGCAGACATCGCCGACGTGATCATACGGCTATTGACATCGCACACGTCACCGACGACCACGGTGGGCGATGCAATGAAAAACAACCCAGCCATACAAAAGCTGGTGGATAAACTAAACCTAAAACCTATTGGAAATGGCACAAAAGAATAGTGATAAGTTCGAGCAGTTGGGCACGAAGATACACCCGGCAATGGCAGAGGTATTGAACGCCGTCTGCGACTCGTTGGGCGTTGACATCTACCACCTGTTACAATGGTTCGCCTACACGCTCATCAGGGCGGCGGCACCCATGCACCGACTCGACCCGCGCATACAGAAGTTGATGACAATGATGGAAAGCGATGCCGGTTGGCAGAAGGCTTTCAACCTCGCATCGCGCGAGCAGTTGAACATCGCGCAATGTATCCTTATCGTGGAGCAGAAGCATCACAAGGGATTCGGTGCTGTGATGATAGACCGACCGTTCATGGGCGACGCGAAACAGACCGAATGCGTGGACGACATACTGGAGACGGTGGTGGAAGTGACCATGCCAGGCGTGTACCGACGACTGCGAGAGATGGGAGCGAGCATGGAGTGTACCAACCTCATGGACGTGTTGCTCACCCTGCTTGACGCGCAGGAGCTCGTGAAGCTATCCGACGACATCACCAAAGAGGGACCGCAATACGGCGACCGCGCGGAGAACGGAAGGCCATACGCATACGGAAAAAAGACCAAGAGCGTACACCATCGCACGCCTGACTCATTCGCCAATGCACAGACAACCATACAATTCACCGAGAGGGATTGTGAACTGGCAGACGAAGAGGCGAACGGCTGGCACGACCGCGACCTTGGAGAAGAGATAGACGACAGGTTAGGGAGCCGACCATTCGGATATGAATCATGAGCAGGGATAAACGATACCAACGCTTGCTGAATGATAAGCGGTGGCTGGAGGTGAAGCGAATGGTATGGCAACGAGCCAACGGACTATGTGAAGATTGCATGAAGCAAGGCATCATCCGTGCCGGCGTGGATTGCCACCATATCATACCAGTTGAGACAGCCACCACCATACAAGAGATGGAGAGGCTATGCTATGACATAAACAACATCAGGCTGCTTTGCATCCAATGCCATTCGGACATACACAAGGGAATGGGAAAGGGTACGCGCAAGCTCGCACAAGAGCGGGAGAAGCAAAGGCAGGAGAGATGGAGTGATAACATTACGAGTAAGTTTTTAAAACAAAAGGAACAATGATAGACGAAGATATAATGGGCTTAGGTCGCAAGCACGGAATGGCTATGCTTGCTGACTTTAAGAGGCATGGCGCAACGGTTGGCGATATGCTCGGTGTTGCATCCTTCGCATTCAAGGGCATCATGCTGTATGCTTGCATCAAGTCAGGACTCGACAGAGAAACGATCCGCAAGACATTCGACCAATGTCTTGACGTTTGGCTCGACGACGAATCGGAAACGGCCAACTGACAGCAGGGGCAAGGCCACACCCCCCGCCCAATTTTTTAGAAGGGGCTCAAAAACTCCCAAAT